GCGAGGGTAATAGGAGTTGTCATAAAGGTGCTTTCTTCCAAAGGTTAAATTCAAGTTGGGCTTGTAGCCCTGTCACAATATTTGATTCAAAATACCGCTGAATCTCGCGGGCTTTCACGCCGTTCTGGACGCAAAGGTTTACGTCCTTCCAAGGGTATTTCCAATTTCGCCAGTTCACGAACCGGGCTTTGCGATCAATCAATTGTTGATACCGTCGCAGAACCGAGACGTTGCGTGGCTCATTGTCTAAAACGAAAATCCAGTCGTACCCCACAGGGAGTTCGCCGGGGTTGACCGATCCACCAAAGATGCCCGTAGCGTTAGCCAAGAACATTGCATCAAATGCACCTTCCAACAGGAATAGCGGCTGATCCTTTTTGGCCCGATCCATGCCCCACAATTTGAGGCAATCTTGAACCTTCACGGTCAGGTATTTCTTTTCTTCCACTTCCGGGTCTAGGCTACGCCCCTGAAAGCAGATCAATTCCCGTTTCTCGTTGTAAGCGGGAATCACAATCCGAGCTTCCTCAGATTTGATGGTTTTGTACGTGTCTGGTTCGAACTGATTCGTCAGCTCTTTCCAGCTTTCACAGAAATACAGCTTCTCCAACCAATGCGTAGGCAGTTGTCGGTCTTCGATGTACACCCGTGCAAAATGATCTTTTGGCAGGCTTGCAATCGTCGGTAAATCGTGAACCAGTTCTGGATCACCCGCATGACGCACAGGTTTTTCTTCTGCAACAGAAGTTTGCCGTTTGCCGTTACCATACTCCCGGAACTTTTCCAAGGCCCATTCAGAATACAACGCTGGGTCTTGACGTTTCAGGAAGAACCCAAAATCAGAACCGCAGGTATCATCGTTAAAGCAGTGGAACCGGGTTTTGTTATCGGTACTGAAAAACCATGCACGCGATTTGTACTTGTTCTTTGCAGAGTCGCCGCATATTGGGCACCGGAAGTTATATCGACCGGGTGATTTCTGCTTGAACTGATCTAACCGGAGGGAAACCCGTCCGATGTACGCTTGGTCTATATGATCCATCTTACCTACTCAAAGAATTGATCCAATCTTGGGTTAGCCAATTCAATCAAAATATCACCGTGGCATTTCTTCGGTTTGCACCAGCAAATCAAGTCCTTGCCACAGAGTTCATGAATGTCCTTGATCAACCCAGATGAATACAGGTACGCACGAAACTTTTGAATCACTTCCGTGCGATTTCCATCAATTCCAATTTCATATGGATTCTGCCACTTCGAAGGGCGACCGATGTAGACCGCCCCACGCGGGAGATTAGACTGATTTTGGTTCCAGACTTGGATGCACATACTTTTCAACAAATTTCAAGTAGCTACGTTCGTATCGACCATGACGCAGACCACCGACAGTAGAACCTTCGACTTGTACCGAGACAGAAGCCTCAGAAATCGACGTGATTCGAACCAATTCCAAACGTGGTTGGTCTGGAACCTTCACCCACCAGCTTTCAGTCGCCGCAGGAACCGGTTTAACCGATACCGCACCGCTGGTAGAACTTGCTGTAGAGGATGAACCAGCGCCACCACCGGGAACACTGCCGGGGAAATACCGCTTCAACAGTTCTTTGTTGGAGTCGGTAAGTTGACGCTCCAGCATCTGTTGAACCACATCCCAATCAATCAGTTCAAATTGGGTCAGATTTCGTTTGCCGAAGCCGAACGGATCGTTCAAATCGCCCATACGCATTACTGATCACCAACCGGGGCAACTGGTTTGATACCAATCAGTGCTGCCAGATTGGTTTGCGCGGCGGTAGCCTGATCGATTTCTTCTTGGCTGGTCTTGTTGGCCGTTGCCAGTGCTTCGATCTGCGCTTCGTTTTCAGCGATCTTGGTGGTGTGAGCTGCGACTGCCGATTTCAGATCGGTAATCAGGGAATTGATACCAGAAAGGATCTGGCTGACTGGTTTGGTAGAATCGTTGTTACCAAACAGCGAGGAAAAGGAGAAGGACTTGCTCATAATGTATGTATCCGGTTGGGTTGTTGTCACAAGAGAATTGAACTATACCACCGATCCGAGGGAATCTAAACAGAATCGCTCAGAATTTGTTTTGGGAGGTTCTACACCGAATCCCATACCATCGCATGGAATTTGATGTAAAGCCCCTCATAACTGATTTGCGGGCCTTACCAGACTACTTTGGCAGCGTCTGGGTTGTCCTGCTTCTTACGTCGCCCCGGCACCTTCGAATCATTCGCTATAGAAGCCGACTGATGCTGGGATTGGGGTTTGTTCGGTTGCTCTGCCACTTCTGCGAATCCGTTATTAGGAAGCTCAGACCAGCGTTGTAGACCTTTATCCACGGCAATGAAGAACCGGGACCATTTCGATTTGTCACCGTATCGGGATTTCACCTGCTTGAACATCTGTTGACCTTGTTGGGCCAGCTCGTCGGTTTCAACGATACCCAGAATAAAGTCAGCGGTGTGAACCAGACCAGCCGATTCAGCGGTGTCGCCCATGTCGATGTCGCTCTTTTCCCACGAACCACGGGTGGTCTGTGCAGCGGACCAGATGCAGGTATTGGTTTCGATAGCCATACCACGCAATTCCTCTGCAATCGCCTTCACGTAGCCGTAAGAGTTTTCACCACCGTAGCCGACTCGGGAGCTTGCACAGATCCCAAGGTAGTCGATGATGATCACTTGCGGAACGAAATTCTTCTTGGTTTTCAGTTCTTGCAGCAGGGTACGGAAATGCCCTACGTGCGCAGCCCCGGTTGGGAACTGTTTGAAGAACAGCTTACCTAGAGTCTTTTCCTTGAGCTTGGCGATACGTTGGCCGAAATACTCTTTAGGAATTGCATCCAAATCATCCATACTGACATTCAGTAGGTTTGCATCAATACGCTTACCAATGGATTCTTCCGACATTTCAAGCGAAATGTACAGAACGTTCAAACCCTGATTCAGATAGCCAGCGGCCAAATGGCACAGACCCAGCGACTTACCGGCGTTGGAGCCAGCCAGAATCAGGTTAAGGGTTTTGTACTCGGCACCACCTTTGGTGACCTTGTTCAAAATCTCAATGTCAAACGGAATCTTGGCTTCTTTGTTGTGATACGACTCGTAACGAGTTTCCCAGTCTTCCATGTAGTTATGGCCGACCGATGTATCAAAACAGACGCCCAAGGCATCACGCAGCATATCAGGAATGCAGCCGATGTCAGCAAGCTTTTTGTTTCGTTTGTCCGGGGACATTTCAGCGTTAGCCTTGATTTCCAGTGCATCTTTCAACGCATTGTACAAAGCTTGCTGCTTACAGAAATTCTCAGTTTCTTCAACCATGAAATCTGTAAGGGATAGATCCGGTCCAGCACCCTTGAGGTTGTCGATTTGAGCCGACAGAGTTTCGTAGATACCCTCATTCAAGGATGTATCTTTCTCAAGTAGCAGTTTCAGAACAGTAGGGTCAGGACGTTTGTTGTACTTGTCGCCAAACCCTCTGATATACGAAAACATACGCTGATCAGCAAAATCCGAAAAGTATTCTTTTTTCAGATGCGGAATGACTGTACGAAAATAATCTTCGTTGTAAATCAAATTTTGGAAGATACTTTCTTCGATCATGCTACACCTTTAATCTATATCAATTGGTTTGTTGTTTAGTTCATCGCGTTCAACTTCACGGCGCAGAAGGTCTTGGAATGCTCGATTAAGCATCAACTCGATTTCTTCGTTCGTGAACTTGCGTTCTTTGTCGATACACACCCAAGTGCATCGAAGCTGGCCGGTATCATCGATACCAGCCTCCGTAACTCCGACATTCTGCCCATTTAGATCAAACAGAATATAAGGCTGTTGGGCCTCAGTCATTCGCAGTATCTTTGAGGAAGTCTGTGAATTCCGCCTCATGGTTTGAATCCATTTCGGTGGCTTTCAGCATGTACGTGTCTTCAACGAAATCACGGAACGACTTGCGTTTCAGGATTTCCATCAAATACTGGTTCGTTGCTTCCAGCTCAGCACGACGGAATTTCTTACTGTCATACAGGACTTCGCCGGTATCCTTGTTCACCATTTGATAGAACCCTTTGGTCGGGCTAATCAGATCGCCAGATTCCAGTGCCAGCTCAAAGATGCCAGACATCGCCTGTACACCACCAGCAAAGCTAACGTGGATTGGGAACTTGGATTTTTCAACAACGAATCGCGATTTCTCGACAATCAGTGTGAACTTGAATCCGGTCAGCTCTGTACCGTCTTTGTCCTGCGCTTTCGAGATAAACAGCACAGTGTTAGACGACAGCATACCGCCCTGACCACCACCCATGATTTGTTTCGGGAACATACCAATTTCGTTGTATGTGTGGTTAATCACAATACAAGGAATGTTCTTACCTTGGAAATGCGGGGTGATAATACGGAACATAGACTTCAATGCACGGGCACGGGTCATATCCGCAGCGCTGTTTTCGTTCTCAGCGTTTTCAACTTCTTTCTTCGAAGCCAAGTTACCAATCGAATCTACCAAGAATACAACTTTCTCGTTACGCTTGATTTCTTTGAGTTGTGATGCAAACTCAAAGGTCAGTTGTTCGATGTGGTAAATCGGTACGTGAATCACGCGGGTTGGATCAATACCGAACGACAACAGGTATTCCGGGGTGATACCGAATTCAGCATCCAACAGAACGCATACCGCGTCTTTGTGCTTACGCAAGTAAGCGGCAACCAACAGCAATGCAAAGTTGGTTTTAAAGTGTTTCGATTCCGCCGCAATCGACAGAATCCCGGATGGCAGACCACCCTTAACCCGTCCACTCAATGCCACGTTCAAAATTGGCACTGATGTTGGGGCAAAATCTTTCTCGTTAAACAATGCAGACTCAGACAACGTGGCGACATCATCGCGGGTTGTGGCTTTTAACAGTCGTTGCATCAAACTCGATTTTTCGCTCATACTTACTCACATAAAGAAGTCTTCAAGACAGATGGTATCTTTGTATTTCCATCCAATTGCGTCACAAATTGTTGCTAGTGGTTTGATGAAAGATTTCTCAAACATCAAATTCCGATCCAGATACCGAAGTACAACATCTGGGTCCATTGCTTCCGGGATTCGCGAACCTGCAAGGTAGGCAAACGTTTCGGAACCGTATTTATTCGGAGTTCTCAGGCGAACCATAGCGATTTTCTCGCCTTCCTTGATCGGGTCAACCCCATCAATTTTGTGGG